AAAAGAACCCTGATTATGGACAGACTAACATTCATGCAAGTCTACGGAAACTTCCTGATGATCACCAATTAAGTCCTGCTAAAGTTAAGCAATGGATCAAAGTACAGAAGGACTATGCGAAGTCTGAACGTGCGGGTGTTCGTCAAAAGATTAAGGGTGCAGAAGCAAGACTTGCTGACCATGAAGCGTATGTTCGTAATATGCAAGCATACCTTCGCACAGGGACATGGGTTGATATGTTCTATGGTGAACAACAACAAGGTAAGATTCGCAACAGATGTGTTGCAATCGCTTACTACTGGTATGGTCCGAAGAAGGGCCAACCAAAAAGAAATGTAGGAACTTTTTACCCTGATATGGGGTGTACCTATACACAAGAAATGCTTGAAGAGGATAATGGATATGAGCGACCAAGAGACGACACCACCGGAGAACGTGATAAAGGGCCCGTGGTCCGCAAAAAGCGGAAGAGAAGTAAAGCTTCCTGATAAGGATGTTCTTGCACACCACCAAGATATTCAGTTCGCTGAAGAACTTACTCAGAGTTTGATGGTTCAGATGATTCATACGATGAGTGAGAATGGTATTGCTGTTGGTGAGAAAGATTTCATTCGTGATATGGCCATGCTGATTGAGTTGGTTAAAGGTTCTATTTACAGGGATATGGAGATGGTTCATCCAACACACAAATTCATAGAGGAATTTGTTGATATTATGGAATCTGGTGATACATATGAAACAGAGGTTGATTTTGATACCATTACTGAACTTGCAAATTTGATAGAGGATGAAGATGATGACCCAGAAATTTCATGAACCATTTAGTCCAGCAATCCTAGAGACAACAGTGACAAAACGATTTGTAAAAATTGTTAACGATGTGTCTGATGATGTTCTATCTAGTGAAGAGAAAAGTAAGAAGTGGGATTGGTCAGGCAAACTTGTTGGTAAGGTGAGTAAAGAAGTTCTGATTCCTCTTACTAGTGAAGAAGACAAACAATATCTTCTCAAAACTGTGAAACAGGGTTGTCTTGATTATCTGAATTATATGATTAAGAAGGGGAGAAATAATCCTTGGACTCGAATGAACACTGGAAATTGGAATAAAGAACCTACATTGGATAATATCCATCTAGATCATAGTTGGGTAGTTAGTCAGTATGCTGGTGAATTCAATCCTTTTCATCATCACAATGGAGATTTTTCTGGTGGTATATATCTCAAGGTGCCGGAAGGTATGAATGATGAATGGGACGAAGATTTCCAAGACCACTATCCTGCAAAGGGCTTGATCGAATATGCATATGGTGAAACACAGTCTTTTAGATGTGACAATTTGAAATTCAAACCAGAAGTAGGAAAGTTTCTTGTATTCCCCTCTTGGTTGAAACATCTTGTGTATCCATTTTCAGTAGATGGTGAACGCCGCATGATGAGTTTCAATGCGTCAGTTGTTGGTCAAGGTGAACCGCCGACAAAGAGTTATAAATAGAACGAAAGAATAATTATGATATTAGTTGATATGAACCAGATTTCAGTTGCATCCGTAATGATGCATCTGCACATGACAAAACAGACTGCACCTGATGAGGATATGGTTCGCCATATGATCCTTAATTCCCTACGCATGTATCGCATGAGGTTCTGCGATGAGTATGGTGAGCTGGTTCTCTGCTATGACTCCAAACACTACTGGCGTCGGGACTATTACCCTGAGTATAAGCACAGTCGCAAGAAGGGCAGAGAGTCCTCTACTAACGATTGGGATGCTATCTTCGAGGTGTTGAATGCAATCAAAGCAGAAATTAAAGAGTTCTTCCCATACAAATTTCTAGAGGTCTACGGCGCAGAGGCAGATGATATTATTGCTGTCCTTGCTGGTGAGTTGGAGTTCGACAACGGTAAGACGTTGATCCTGTCCGGTGACAAGGATTTCATTCAGTTGCAGAAGTTCCGTAATGTAACACAGTACAGCCCAATCACCAAGAAATTTGTGAACGGCATTGACCCATACATCTATCTGGATGAGCATGTTCTAAAGGGCGACAGTAGTGACGGTGTTCCTAATGTTTTATCCCCAGATAATACCTTCGTGGATGGCATCCGACAGAAACCACTAAGTAGAAAGAAGATTCAGGCTATGGTTGCTGGGGATTTTCCCAACGATGAGGTCAAACGGAACTTCCAGAGGAATAAGAAATTGATTGATTTGGGGGAATCACCACCAGAGTTATTTTTTGAGATATTGAAAGAGTACCAAGAGGCACCAGAAGGTGACCGAAGCAAACTGCTAAATTATTTTACACAGAAGAGGTTGCGTAACCTCGTTGAATCGATAGGAGAATTCTAATGGCGATAGACACATATACACGCAGTTTTGCAGAGATTTTGACACAGGTTTCTAAGACTAAAAGCAAGAAGGAAAAGGTAAGTTTTCTGAGGCAGTACCAGACAGATGCACTTCGCATGATCTGCAAGGCATCCTTTGATCCTAAAATTGAATGGGTGCTACCGGAAGGTGATGTACCATACACGGTGAATGATGCTCCAGAAGGAACAGAACATACTCAGCTGCAGCAAGAGGTCCGCCGACTGTATCACTTCATCAAGGGTGGTAATCCTGCCCTAAATCAGAACAAACGTGAAATGATGTTTGTCCAGATGCTTGAGGGTCTTCATGCAGATGAGGCCGAACTATTGATTGCTGCAAAGGACAAGACCCTGCATCGTAAGTACAAGGGTCTATCGGATAACGTGGTCAAGGAAGCATTTGATTGGGATGATGATTATATCCGAATCGAACAGGAACAATATCCTCAGTCTAAAGGACTCGCCAATGGCTAACTTTTTTTGAGTTTCCTTTAGAATCAATGACTTAGCGGCTACGATTTTTGTTGACAAACTCTGTTATATGGTCTATACTAAGGTATAAACTAAGGAAACAAAGGAAGAGACACGATGAACAACGAAATGACCACCCTGATTGAGAACATCAAAGAAGATTACCTTAACTGGACCACACGGTGTGCAAACAGTGCTGGTCGAGGTGGACTCAGCGACACCAATAAGGAGATGATCGCAAGATTCAACGAGAAAATCACCTACAAGCCGGGTTCCAAATACATCAAGGTATTTACCGAAGGTGGTAGCGTTTGGGGTTTTGTTGTCAACACTGACAAGGACAAGAAGTTCAAGAAGGGTGACATTCTGAAAGCCGCTGGTTATGCTGCTCCTGCTCGGAACAAAGCACGGGGAAACATCGTTGAGGGTGGTTACACCATCAACTGGACTGGCCCCCTTTACCTCTAGGAGATTGATTATGAAGAAGATTGCAACAATCGCTATTGAAACCATGTTTATGTTAACCCTATTTGCGGCAGGGTGGTTTGCCCTCGTCGTACTTTAGGGATTGAGATATGAACTACGTCAATGTCATAGGTTCCACGAAGAAGAAACGGGCTCTCGCTGAGAGTGCGGTTACTTTCTGCATCAGTGAGTTGATGCCTCGTATGCGAACCCTTGAGGTTGAGTTGAACTTGAAAAATCTCAAGACTGAGGGAGTTTGTGGTTGGTGTTACGAAGGTGACGGCAATCGTGACTTCTACATTGATGTTGATAAGAACCTTGATGATGAAGAACTGGTTGAGACTGTGTGCCATGAGATGGTACATGTCTGGCAGGGTGCTACTCGCAAGATGAAAGACCTGACTTGTGGTCGTAAGATGTACATGGGTAAGGTCTATGATGATACTACTGCATACAGTGATGAGCCTTGGGAGATTGAGGCATATGCGATGCAGGGTGAACTATTGGAAAAATTTAAAGAGGAATATGTGATATGAGTAAGATGAATAATTGGATGATGGACATCGAAGATTTCTGTAATGGATACGATTATGGTGAGGGAGTTTCTGACTTCATTGCTGATGAGATTGTTGAGGATGCTGAAATGTATTTTAAATCTACCGAAGCAGCAAAGTATGCTCGTCGGTATATCACTACACAAATGGGTGAGATGTGAGCGGTATTGAAGCGTTTCAGCAACTTGGTGAAGCAGCAATAATTGGGTTGTTACTTTCTGTACCGCAACCAAACATACCTGATAGGTCATCTGAGTGTCTTGCACTCAACATGTATCATGAGGCAAGGGGTCAGGGTATCGCTGGGGAACTTGCGGTTACTGCTGTCGTATTGAACCGTGTTAATGATAAGAGATACCCTAATACCATCTGTGAGGTGGTAGAACAGGGGCCCACACGCGCATCATGGCAAGACCCCAAAGTGAGATACCCTATTAAACATAGGTGTCAGTTTAGCTGGTTCTGTGATGGTAAGAGTGATACACCCCGTAACAAAAAGATATATAATAGGATGTATAGTCTTGCAGAAGGAATTCTGAATAATGAGATTTCCTTCCTAGACATCACTGGTGGCGCAACGCATTACCATGCTGACTATGTATTACCCGCATGGGCAAAGACAAAAACTAAGACTGTAGAGATACAGGATCATATTTTTTATAGATGGGAATAATGAGTCACTTTAGGTTTATTGAGAAGAGCATTGACGTAAGTTCTATTCTTGCTGATATCAAGAATGAGGATTGGGCTATAGCAGGATCACTACAAGGTGCTGCTGGAGATACAAAACCGTATGGATTCCTACCTCTCACAATGGCCGCAGTGAAGAACGCTGATGATGATCCTAAGAAGACTGAGTTACAACAGAACACTCCTATGTACTACCGTTATCCCGGCATTAGGAAATGGTTGAAGACTTACAAACTACATCGACATTCCCGTGCTGCGTTCTTTAGGTTACGGCCGGGTGAGACATTGGGACGACACATTGATGAAGGTGACTATTACCTAACACGGGATAGGTATCACCTATCACTACAGGGTACTTATCTGTATACAGTTGAGGATGAATCGCACCAGATAGAACCCGGCACATTTTTTTGGTTCGACAATAAGAGAGTTCATGAATCGTATAACAATGGCGATGTTGATCGTCTGACTTTTGTTTGGGATGTTCCCAAGGGTAGAAGGAATCCGTAATGGCAGAGGTAATATCACTAACGGACTTGATTGAGTCTAGACTCAAGAAACAGCAAGAGATAGAATATTATCAGGAAAGCCTAGAAAGATTACAGATAAAGATTGGTGAACTGGGTACGGAAGTCAGTATCACCACGATAATTATTGACATGATTGAGTCCGAAAGGGTCTTGACAATTGATGAAAAACAAGGTAAGATGTTACTATTAGATGAGACAAGGAAAGAAGAATGAGCGCTGTTATGGATACCATTGAGGAAATGCAATGAATATTTTCTACCTAGACCGTGACCCCGTTATTGCTGCACAGATGATGTGTGACAAGCATGTGGTCAAGATGATACTGGAGAGCGCACAGATGCTCTCCACTACACATCGTGTTCTTGATGGTGATGAGATTGCAGACTCCAAAGGTTTGTACAAGATGGCTCATAAGAACCATCCAAGTACTATTTGGGTGAGAACTAATTCATCAAATTATGATTGGTTGTGGCAACACATGGATGCTATGATGAAAGAGTATACCTATCGTTATGGTAAACACCATGCGACAGAACGGCTGACACACTATCTTTGGGAACATCCTAAGAATATTACTCACGGCGATTTCAGTGATCCACCTCAATGTATGCCTGAAGAGTGCAAAGATGAGGACACAGTGCTTGCTTATCAGAAATACTATATAGAAGAGAAGTCATACTTTGCAAAGTGGAAATGCAGAGATATACCGGGGTGGTTTAATGCATCGAGAGAGTTATCAGAATTACATGGCTCGGCGAATGCTTGAGGACAAAATAATTACACCTCGACCCGG